GATTACCTGGAACTGTAAAAGTAGTTGCCCACTTTAATAAATTCTTTGGGACACTCGCTACTACAAACTTCTGTCCAGATACAATGAAATCATCAGAAGCTCCATGAGCTGTTACTCCTGTGATAGAAACTATCTCAGTAGATATATTTGTTGTTGCCATAGAAGTATAGAGAAGTATCGAGCCTCTCTATACTTGTAATCTTTATATGACGCTATTACCTCGCCAACTTCAGATTTTTATTGTAATCCAACCTCTAATTCGATATGTACAACATCGGCACCCGCTCCAGCATCTTTCATTGCTACGAAGAACGGAGTTACGACATCACCATCATCAAATGTATGAGTATGAGTATTCACAGTAGGGTCTACTCCATCTAATTTAAATGTAGAAACACCAGCCGCTGAAACATACACTTCAATCGTATGAGTTTCACCATCAGCCCAATTATCAGTAGTGTCTGTTGGAGTAGCAGTGGAGTTATTTAAAGCAGTTTCTACTTTAACATCACCATTATCTACATCCAAACAAGCATAATCTGTATAAGTAGCTTTTGGGTCAGCCACATGAGTCTGTGACTTTAGTCTGAAACCAGCCATACAATAATCGAGACTTCCAACAGTACCAATCTTTATCTTATGTTTCATATAGAAAGCAGGAGTAGAACCGATGGTGAAAGTATCAACACCGTCTATACCTTTAAAGCTTCTATGACACATAACAAATTGATAACCGAGGTTATTCGTATCAGCTTGTTCCCAAGTCATTCCTTCTGAAGTTCCAGAAGGAGCATCTACCGTACAAGCACCCATGTAAGCTGCGTTTAGATTAAGTCCATCAGGAAACAGGAGTGATACCTGTTCTTCTGTTGAACCATCAAGAAGCTTTGCAGCTCCACCTAATCTTGTCGCATCTTCGACCATTGGGGCATGTTCGAATTTATATACTCTTACATCGTCTATAAGGTCATTTATTTTTGTACCTTGCTTATTTTGTCCGTAAAGAGCAATAGCCATAGTCTATACCCCCTATTTCCAAATGGCATGGGCTTCAGGCATCTGCCATTCCATACCAGCTTCGGTTTGAATTAAATCAACCCTACGGTCAACGCCACTGTTTTCCAATGTTTGAACACCAACGTAAATCGCAGTATCACGATTCAAGCCGTTTCCAATGAGAGGACGATATTTACAATGACTCATATTAAGACCAAGCATTTTCACTTGCGTTCCGTCTAAATGCACATTACGAGTAGTATTCATAACTCCATAAGGAGTATAAATCTGTGTAATGTCTACGCCAAATACATTCTTTTTTGCACCAATGCTAAAATTAGCACGACCACCACTACTAGTGTCAGTAACGCTTACTTTATTTACATTAGCGGAAAAGTATCCACTTAGCTTATGAAGCCAATTATAAACATCAGTCGGTACCATAAACAAAGTTGCATTTGCATTGTTATGCCTTGGGTCTAAGAACTGTGACATATCATCAAGAAAATCATCTTGAGATTTTGTGCCAGTTCCACCCATACCAGAACCACTGAAGATATTACCATAATTGATAATAAAATCAACAGCTCCTTGAGTGTACTGTACACTGTCAACAGAAGCTTGAGAGCCAAATAACAACGATGTTTCGATATCCCATTTGTGTTCAATCAGTTTTTCACGCCAGATTCGAGCAAACTCATTAGGTTCGTACTTGAGCACCGTTGCGCGAGTGGTATTATCCATCGCAAGTGCTGTTTTCCAAATCTGAGTTAGTCCAAAACCGGTTGAGAAAGGTTGGTCTTTCCATGTTTCAGGATAACCAGTACCTTGACCATGAGCAGTTCCTACAACATAGCAACGCATCTTTTCAAGAACGTTAGCTATATTTGCATGATAAGATGTTCCTAATGGAACATTATTAACGTAGGAAGTTAGTTCAGTGCTAGTTGCAGCCGTAGGAGCTTTAACAATAGTACCTGTAACTGGTACAGAATATACGCTCCTTGCGGAATCAGCAGCTCCATCACTCGTATCATATGTAGCATAAGAGGTACTACCCTTAGAATGCACAGTATCAATACGAACAAGAATATAGTCATCAACATCTACTGAAGTAATTTCAGCAGCTGAAGCTGTACTATTATTCAATGGAACTTTTAAAACCTGGTCTTGCATAAGAAATCCAGGTTCAGTTCCTGATTGTCCAACTAGTATGTCATTCGCAGAATTACCAATAGAACTGCCAATATTACCACTTGATTTGTAGTCAGTAGCTAAGTAAAGCTTAACTTCTTGACCAGCAGTCGTGGTTAGAGCGGCAGATGAAGTATCTGTAAGAGTTGCGTCATTAACTGTCTTAGTCCCACTTTTCGTGAAACCAACAACGTACGCATATCTCTTATGATAAGATGGTCTACGTTCTGTGAATTTAAACTCGGGGTCATCGGTAGGCTTTTTTGCGACTTTAGATACAAATCGGAAGAAAGGGTCTTGAGCTATCGCTAACTCAGAAACTCTATCACCGAAACTGTATTTTCGTCTAAGGTCACCTGTGTCTTTTGAAGTACCATCAGACCATGTTGCCACATCTGAATAAGTACTTGCACCAAATACATCAGCCATATTATCACCTTTTATTTAATCGTTATGGCTTAAAGTATTTTAAAAACTAAAAGATTTTAAAAACTAAAAGCCTTTTCCAATTCGCTTTCAGCACCTAATAAGGATTCAAATACTCGGTCATCAGGAGATTTCTCGACCTGCGCTCCGCCAGTGGTTGCAAGGGAGCTTGGAATATCTTGTACTTCACGCATTTTATTGCGCATCTCATTTCTTGTTTTACTAGCTATCTTATTATCACGATTCTTACGATTCATTAAATAATAAATATCTTCTAATTCAAGAGATTTAGACTTTGCGAAGTCAACGAACGTTCCCCACTCTTCGTCATCCATCTCATGATTTTGACGAAAAGATGCTTCTTTTGCTAACCTATGATTCTCAGACCTCTGTCCTTTTAAAGCTTTTCCAAGCCTACGTTGGACAATGCCATCAATCGTGGCGCCAAGTACTTTTGCGGAATCCGATTCGGGAGTCCCAAAAGCATCTTCGGCATCAAACACGAAATCTTCTGGAAGGTTGAGTTGTTGAGCCATATTCTGAGGTGTCTGTCCACCACCCTCAAAATAATTCCTCACATGAGTAATTAAATTGGGGTCATCTCGCATAGCATCAAGGATTGGCATATAAGGTTCTATCTCTTGGAGTTTTCCATTGAGCCTTCTAGCTTCTCTGCTTGAATCACTATACCTTTTTTGCATCGTTTCAACATCCACCACTTCTGGGTTTGTTTCAACATGCGGTTGAACTTCACTGGGGCTCGTCAGTGTGTTATCACTATTAGAATCCGAGGTTAGCTGCGAAGTTTCGTCTAATATCCCACCATTAACACTTTCATCGAGAGCTGCGAAAAAATCATCGCCACCTCCAATGACTGCGTCAACTGCTTCGGGATTTGGATTTGTAGTCTCTAATTCGGGGGCCATAACGGCGTTGCCTTGTTCTTGAGCCATACGTTTTTCTCCATTTTATTAATTTGATAAATTATAAACTTTAATGCTAAAGTTACAACTATTCTTTTTCACTCTGCTCTTTATCTTGCTTTAAGTCGTTTCTCATCTCATCACGAAGTCTTTGGAACTCAACTTTCAACATTCCTTTGAGTAATTTCTGTTGTGCCTGCGTATCTATTACATCTTTTCTTATTTCATTGGAAGCTTGTCCGACCTTCATTCTAATACCAGCCTGTACAAGTTGACGTTCTAATGTTTCAATAGTTCCATCTTTATCTTTCATAGCTTCTTCCATTGAAGATAATTGTCCTTGAAGTTGTGAATATACTGACTTCCTTTCGACAATTCCTTCTTTATTTCTAATATCTGTTTCAGCTATCATAGCAATATCATCTATTAATCCAGCTTGGAACCACCTAAAGTATTCTTCTAATAATGCCCATCTGTTTACAGGCATCGTAGCTCCTGATACTATCCTTACATCAAATCTTGCAGTGGAATAATCTTTATATCTTCCTATCGCTTCTCCATAATCATTATAAATAGGTATATTAATTTTAACTTCTTTTTCTTCTTGAGGCATCTGACCAGCTTCAGGCTGTGTAATCCTAAATACTTTTTCAATCGTATAATGTTTTTGAGCCATTTGCTGAAATACTCTACCTAAATGTTCTAAAGCAGGTTCTACAATACTACCCATCCATGCTTTTAATCTTCTAGTTCCAAACTCATCATTTGCAAGTAACCCTCTATATGTTTCAGGCTGCTCTTGTGTAAATCCCATCATCGCAGATGGTACTCCACTTATATATTCTGCATCTGCCTTTCCTTCTTGCACTACTGTATAGAAAGCGTTGTTGATTGGAGCCGGTAATACAGGAGTTGGAGATGCAAAACCTTGACGATACTTTAATAAAGCCCCTGGCGAAGATGAATATTGTTCCCATTCTTCTTCAGGAACTGAACCTTCTTCATACATCCACCTAAGATTAGAAGCGAGGTTTGCATTATGTAACATAATCTGATGAGATTTATTTATCTCTTGTTGTTTACCAATAAGAGGAACAACTGCACTCATAGAATATGGAGTTCCACTGTACATATATGGAACAGGAACTATAGGATATTCAGTAATTGGTAAAGTATATTCATACAAGAATACATCATCACCAACTGTGCAAGTTAATATAACTCTATTCTCATGAAACTTTATTGCATCAACAATATTTCTACTGGCATCACTTGATTCTAATATTTTATAATCAGACTCACTCATTATCTGTTGTGAAATAGTAGTGGCAGCATCTTGAGCCTCAGCTGTTAATTGCATCCTTTGTTCTTCAATAGCCTGAATAGCCATCTTTTTAGATTTTTCTAATTCTAACTCAGCTCTTTCAGGTACCATTTCACCTGCTTGTACAGCTTCTTGGAGTTGAAGTTCTTTTTCTATTAATCCTACTTCTATCTCTTTTTGAAATTCATCTAGCTTTTCTTCTACTTGTTCTTTTATAACATCTAATTCTGCAGGACTCAGTTTTACTCTAATGAATACATTTCGATATGCAAATTTCTTCTTAGAATATGTTTCATAGTATGGAATAATATCTTCATCTTCAGCATCTAAGTTGACACCCATTGTAATATCTTCAGGCTGTATAGAGAATGATTCTTCTGTATCTCTCTGTGAATATGATACAATCTCAGTGCTTCTTGATACTTTCTTTATCTTAGCTTCGTGGTCAGGTAGCATATTTATCAAACTTGACCTTGAAAGATTCTTTCTAATTGTTACAAAAGTTGCATCTCTAAATAAGAAATCTCTACTGGCAGGGTCAACATACACATCATATGGTTCAATTCTTTTAAATTTAACTTCTCCCATTCCACGGTCATCATCTCTATCTATATCTACAAGAAAATATCCTACTCCTTTAGTTAGACTATCAAGAGCTACTTGACTATATAAAGATTTACCATTAGACAGATACCAACAATAATCTGCAATATCTGAATGAACTTGAGCAGCATCAACATCATCTCCTGTGGCTCCGACTGCTTTCCATCTTGGATTGTTAGCAGTAACGAAATACTTCATAATCTCTATAATAGGAGTTACTCTATTAATAGTGAATGTAGGCATCCCTGCTTCTTCTAACGAATCTACTTCTCTTTTTGAAAGTTGTTCATTTAAATAAAAGTCAAAACCTTTTTGGCTAAGAGCCTGCCATCTTTGTCTATGACTATTATTCGCTCTTTCCCAAAGTTGTTTATTGGTTTGAGCTCTTTTCTTATTTGTCATTCTTGCCATTTTATTAATTTATCCTTCCATATCTATCTCTTGCGAATCTACGAACTTGTTCGGTAATATCTACTGGGCC